ATGGTAAATAGATGGCCATACATTAATGGTTATGCCATGGTTTTTCCAAAGGGTTTCGAGAAAAACCGTAAAATCGGTGCAGGGTTTATTGTTGTGGAAGAAGATTATATAATATACTTTATCTGTTTAACGAAGAAAATAAAGTAGGCTATGCAAAAGGAGTTGCTTTTTCTTCTCGTTTAGGTTATGATATTAATAACTGGGAAGAGTTGCGAGACGAAATAAGGGAACGCGCCTTATTGTATCCCGTTAAATCAAAAGGGAATAGCGGATATGGCACAACTTATGAGCAAAAAATGATTTTGTACGGTAAAAAATCAATACCCGCCAACGTTGTTGTTGCGTGGATACTTGAGAACGGAGTTCCGAGAATGACGAGTGCTTACATAAAGGAGGTTAAGAGACGTTGAAAGTAAGACAGTATGATACCGTTCTTCTAAAAGACGGCAGAATAGGAGCAGTTGTCGAGGCTTTAAGTGACAAAGACTTTCTTGTGGATGTCGGAACATCTCCAAACGACTGGGAGACCGTGAGCCTCTCGGCTGATGAAATCGAAAAGGTTATAGAAGCTTAACCGCCAAGCGTAAAGTGAGGCGGTTTTGTCATACCAAACTCAATAATTACAGCGTTTTGCAGTCAAATGCAAGGCGCTGTTTTTATATCCAAAAATCGTTTGCCTGTATCGTAAACAGGGGAACAGTTGACCTTAACTGAGAAAAGGAGAGTAAAAATGGCAGAAGAAAAAAGGATGTCGAAACCTTGGAGGGGCAGGGCGCCGAGGAGCAGAAAGAGCAGTCTCAGCCCGAAAAGAAGTATACCGACGAGGAAGTAAACAACATCAGTGTCAAGAACAGCAAGAAGGCAGTCACCAAGCTTATGAATATACTGTATGAATGCAAAAAAAGCCACCGGCTTACTCCAGGGGGCTGGGCTACAATTGCCCAGTGGCCTGTTTCTCACCGATGGCTATATACATAGTATACGCGATTCCGATTCAAGTGTCAAGCAATTTGAAAATGCAACAAAGCGCCTTTAGGTTTACAATAGATGCGAGACTGAATCGGGTGCATTGAAAATAGAAATGAAAAAAGCCTTGAAACCGTTGATACACAACGACTTCAAGACTTCTCTTTGGTGATCCATCGGAGATTCGAACTCCGGACACCTTGATTAAAAGGGATAGTTTGTTGCACGAAAAACGTTGATATATATAGGCAAATGCAAATGTGTGTTCACAATTTGTTCCCAACCGTTAAAAAATCACATGTGCTTAATTATAACAAATTGACCGCTTTTTGAAGCTGATCGATGTCAACATGGGTATATACTTTATTGGTAACGACTTCCGAAGAATGTCCCATGAGTCGCTGAATATCCCATTTATCTGCGCCGTTGCGGTGCAACATAGAAGCAAATGTGTGCCTGGTCGCGTGCGGCGTCAGGCGAGGCAAGTCGAGCGCCTCAAGTGTAGGGTAGTACCATTTTGCGCGAAAGTAGCGCGCTGTTACCGGGACGAGTTTGCCGTTGTGCTCATGGCAGACTATTGTCGGTCCGCCTTTATCGAGCCACTTTTGCAGATACGGCATTACTTTATCCGACACCGGGACAACTCTGTTCTTTCCGGCTTCGGTCTTTTCGCCGCCGCGAAGAGTATGATTTGCTGAATCCCAGCTGAACGGTGTCAGCGCCAAAAATTCATTTATTCGCCAACCTGTGTAGCACATAATCAGGATTAGGTCGGCATACATAAAGCCTTCCTTAGCTGCAGACTCGAGCTTTTGCAAATCGAGATCGCTGAACGGTACCTTTTCTTTCGTTTCTGCTTTGGGCAGCGTGACGAAGCTTGCATAATTTTTGATAACGATGTCATTTTGCACGGCATAATCACAGAGCAGGGAAGCAAAAAGTTTTATTTTTTGCAGAGAAGAGGCGGAGAGTCCGTTCTGATGTGCTGTGTCAACGACTGTCTGGAAATGGGCGGCTCGCAAATCCTTTACTTTATATGAGCCGAGGACAGCAAGCTTATTCCATGCCGCATTATAATTGTCCTGTGTCTGTTTCGCGAGATTCTTAAATTTCTGTAATTTCTTATATTCGGCGCACAGCTGTGCGAGTGTGATGTTTTCGGCAGAAGCCGGAACATCAAGATGCGGAGTTTTATGCCATGCGCCGAGAGCCGTCATTGCCTCTGCCCTTGTGGCGTAGCAGCCTATCAGCTTGCGCTGCTTGTCAAGGGAATATTCGGAGCTGCTCTGCGGAGCAAGAACTGCCCAGGGCTTGCGCCGATTTCCGCTGAGTTTGCGGATCGTTCCATATCCGTTTGGATTTTTCATTTTGAGCCTCCTTTCAGACTCGTGTCTGTTCCTTATAGAAAGTGACGGCTTTCCTGATGAACGGTTCGGGCAGGTCAAAATATTCCGACAGTTCCCAAACTTCCGAAAATCCGGAATTTATAGCATTTTTCAGCTTGTCCCGCGGGACAAGCTTTTTTATTGCCCATTTGTCTGCACGGCGCTCATGTTTGGCGCGCAGGTCACAAACTGCGTAGACATTATAAAAACTTCCGGTTATGCAGTGGCCGAGTTCGTGAGCCAAACAAACCGCCTCTTCGGAGCGGGAGTCGATTGAGAAAGGATCGATTCCGATATAACAAGTGCCGTCCGGCTCCATAGTGGAGACGGAACCTGTCAGCGGCAGGTCGAATGCATATATCTCTATTCCTTCATCTTCTGCAATGCTATATAAATCTTCAAGGATTGTCATTTTTCGCCTTTCCGAAACAGCTAATTGCCATATTCGCGCTGTACTCGCGCAATTCTTTCATCAATTGTTTCGCTGTGTTCTTCGTCGGTAGATTGAATATTGCTGTCGCTTTGGTAGCTTTGGCTCGTGCCAAAATATTTTTGATGGTATTCGCCTTGGGCATAGCCGATATTGTAACCGTCATTATATCCGTGATCGTATGCGGATTTGTTTACCTTTTTTAAAGCACGCGGAAAAGCAATCGACAGAGCAATGACGGCGACGGTGAGAACGATGATGATAACTATGTTCAAAATTCTCAATACTTTTGCGGACGGAACCTTTATGTTTAACAAAACTTTTTCTTTATCACTCGAGGACGCTTTTAATGTGAGCATTTTGCGCTTTTCTGCAAGGGGCTTGTTCTCCGGCGCAGAATCGGACGACTCTTTCGGGAGCGGGTCTTTGGTATTGGTTTCTTCCGGAGTAACAGAGGCCTTATTATCTTCCTGCGGACATTCTTCAGCGCGCTCCGCATCTTCAACGACCGAAGCGGAAACCTCTTCCTTTGCTTCGTCCGGATCCACAGTCGAGCCTTGGTTGTTCTCAGGTTGTTTATGTGAACCGCCGCGTGTCAGCAGAAAATATGAAATTAAGCCGTAAAATGCAGTAAATGAAGTAGAAGCAGGGGTAACGGTTATGTCGGTAATAGCAGACATTATCAGACTGAAAGCAAGAGAGAATACAAATCCGTAAATAAGCACGGTTATAATTGCATACTTTTTGGAAAGCGAATATCCGCGTATAAGATACCGATAGAAACAAAGCGGAAGGCAATATAAAACCAATGGCACGATGGCACAAGCTAAAGCATATTCGTAATCCATAAAAACACTCCTTTGTATCTTGTCTTTACTTATTAAGCAAATATGTAACAATCAGCAGTACAGTTAATATGAGATGATAGACGGGCAATGTGAGGAAAGCTCTTTTTAAAGGATTGAAAAACTTGTAAAAAGTCATAATTGTATATGTGCTATCGGGATTGTGTAGATCCAGTCCCTCATAACAATGCTTCTTTTCTTGAGTATGGCGGACAAATGCTACCCAAAGAGTCCAACCAAAATAAAGCCCGTACACGATAGCCGGTATTAATATCGTATCAAAAAAATGAACACACAGTGCAGCAATTATGAAAAGGATTAGTTTATATAATAATGAAAATATTATATCGAGAAAGTTCGGACTGAATTTAAAAATCGGTGATAATACAGCAAAGTTTTGAGCTAATGACAGATTTATTTCTCCCATAGAACCGCTGTAGCTTTTTGTATAAGACAGTTTGAGAAATACGGAAAATGCTGCGAAAAGAACGGACGCAATTATCAAAGTTATCCACCACATAACATAACCTCCCTATCATTTCTTCTTGTGTTTTTCTTTAATGAACCTCGCGAATTGTTTGACTTCGTCGTACATTTCCGGGGTTATTTCTTTGTCGCCGTCAAAAAGAGCAAATATGATATCTTCTTCTGAAACCGTCCTGTCGGTTGTTGGTTGGGAGACAGGTGCCGAATCGCGACAAAGAACATAATCGGTAGTCACTCCAAAATAGTCAGCAATTTTTTGAAGGCTGCCTGTGTCGATATCATAGGTTTCGTTTTCCCAATATGACAATGTGTTTTGAGCTACTCCGAGATATTTTGCAAGCGTAGCCTGCGTGACCTTTCGCTCGTTGCGCAATTCTTTGATTCTGTTTTTCATTTTAACCACTCCTATCAATATCAATAATACTGATATTATCAAGAAATATCAAGTAAATATCAAGAAAATTGAAAAAAAGTATTGACATATCAAGTGACTTGATATATTATTTAATCAAGCTACTTGATATTTTGAGTTTTGGAGATGTTTACATGAAGCTGAAGAACTTAAAGAACATGCGTGAAGCTGCAGGCTTAACACAAAAACAGGCGTCGGAAAAAATAGGAGTAGGACAGTCTGCGGTATCAATGTGGGAAACTGGGGACAGCAGTCCGCGAGCGGAAATGCTGCCGATAATAGCAGCGGCGTATAACTGCCAGATCGGCGAACTGTTTTAATATGTTTTTTGAAGAGAGGTACATAAAATGCCGCGAGTTTTGAAACCAAAGCCTACAAAAGAAGAAATCCTCGCGATTGACGGCAGCGTGCCGGTTGAGATGGCCGCGAGGTATCTCGGACGACCTAAAGATTTTATCTATAACGGACTGCAGAAGCAGGCGCTGCCGATCGGAACCGCGTATATCCGCGAAAAAGAGTGGTGCTATGACATAAGACCGCAGGCGCTCGTAGAATACAACGAGCATGGCGGAGTGAGGCAGCACAAGGAGTTTGAACACTTCGTGCGCGCGATGATAGCCAACGCCGTTGAAATGGCGCTATTTGCAGAGGACTGAATAAAATATTTGCTGTCGGCCTACCGTGTTCCGGGAAGATTTTATAGTTTGATTTTCTTTTTATTACCCTTTCTTTAATCATAAAAAACCACTACTTCATTTTCCCCAAAATACAACTCCTCCTATCTTCCCGGAGCACGGCAGACCGACAGAGAGGGACAACATATGCTTTCAAAAGACTGGAAAATATGCAAAATCTGTAAATCATGTGAATACAGGCATGTGTACGGCGGAGGAAATCCGTTGGCGGATTGGAGCAACACCCTGTGCAACTACAGCGTCCAAAAAGACAGACTCAGGGAAACACCGCCGAGCGACGATTATTGCGCCTACTATAAGCCACGAAAGGGGAAACGCAGATGAAACTGAATCCCATAACGAAGAATCCGGAAATCATGCGCGGAGTGTTTGAGATAGAAGACGGGAAATTTATGCACGACAACCCATACGGCTATATAACAAATCTCAAGGATCCGGAAATACACGCGGAATACATAGCGTTTCAGAAGGCGCAGAATGAAATAATGGCACTTTCAGACGAAGACAGATTCTTTTTTGACATGCTGATGATAGAACGGTTCCGGCCGGAACTGCGCCAGCTCGTCAAAGAATTTAAAGAAAGGGAGGGGACGGCTTTGCAGAAGCTCGTTGCAAAATCGGTATCCGGTAATCAGACGGTGGAACTGCTGTTTGATGAGGGTTTGCCGAAAAAGTGGCTGATAAAGACCCCAGAAGAAAGTATTAACGAAGAAAACGGACTGATCGCGGTCAACATCTACACGGAAAAGATAAGCCGACCGCTGCAGAAACGAATCGGCAATTACTACGAGCGACAAGGATTATCCCGATACACGGGAAATTAAGGAGGATAAATAAATGTATACAGAGTGTTTTTTGTGCCATCAGTATTGCGATACCGAGAAGCATCATATTTTCGGCGGAGTACTGCGCAAGAAAAGCGAGAAGTACAAGCTGACGGTGCAGCTGTGCCCCTACTGCCACAGGGACAACAAAGAGGGTGTGCATAACAACCGCGAGAAGATGCAAGCGCTGCATGAATACGGTCAGCGTAAGGCTATGGAAGAGCATGGATGGACAATCGAGGACTTTATCGCGAATTTTTATAAGAATTACATTTAAGGAGGCGTTCGGATGATAAATTCAGTGGTTCTCATGGGGAGACTGACAAGGACGCCGGAGTGCAGAAGCACCGAAAACGGAACGGCGGTCACGGCTTTCAGGATAGCGGTTGACCGTCGCTTCACTTCCTCGGGGGGAGAAAAACAGACGGATTTTTTTGATATTGTCGCCTGGCGTTCGACCGCTGTGTTCGTTGCGGATCATTTCAACAAGGGAGATATGATAGCCGTGCGCGGTGCTCTGCAGAGAAGACAGTATACAGACAAAAACGGCAACAACAGGACAGCAATTGAGGTTGTTGCCGACGAAATAAGCTTTTGCTGAAAGGGTAAACGATATGAACAAGGAAGTATTAATAGTATTCGCAATTCTCGCGCTGTGCCTGATATATGCACTTGCCGCCGTTCCGACGCGAGCTGATGCATCCGCAACCGCATACAGAGTGGATTCCGAGCCGCCTGCGGCGGAGCCGATCATGACCTGCGAAGAGAAAACAAAGGTGTGCTACGAGCTCTCAGAAGAAGAGCGGGCGATAGTGGAGAGCGTCTTAATGGCCGAGGCCGGTGCAGAGCCTTACATAGGCAAAATGGCGGTGGCACAATGCCTTCTCAATGCCTGCATATCGGAACACGAACGCCCGGCAGAGATTGTAAAGAGCTTCGGATATACCGAAAAAAGACCCGAACCGAACGAGGAAGTGAAGCGCGCGGTCAGCGCGGTTTTTGACAGCGGCGAAGTAGCAACCGACGCCGAGATTCTATATTTCTACGCGCCGGCGCTTGTGAGCAGCGAATGGCATGAGTCGCAGATTTATGTCTGCACCATCGGCAGACACAGATTTTTTGAGGAGGGGTAACGTGGGCTGGGAAAAAGGTCTGTCCGAAGCCGACGTATGGACGATTAAGGCTTTTAGACAAAAACAGGAATGGTCATATGGTCGGAAGGTGGCTCACGCGAGAGAGGTTGCAGAGTTTTTCGTGCAGGAGTGCGAGAAGCGGGGGTTGAATTGCCATGTTTCCGTCGGAGGACTGGACAGCATCACACTGCTACTATTTTTGCGCGATATCGGAATTGACGTTCCTGCTGTGAGTGTCTCAAGCCTCGAAGATGTAAGCATTCAGCGCGTACATAAGCAGCTCGGTGTTGAGCGCTTAAAGCCGGCGCTCCGTTCGGATGGTAAGCCGTGGACAAAGGCGCAGATTCTACAGGAGTTCGGGTTTCCTGTTCTGTCCAAGGAAAAGGCGAACAAAATCTACCTATTACAAAATCCCACTCCTGATAACGCAACAGTCAGACACGCCATAATTACAGGCGAGACAGGCGAATATGGCGGGAACCGTACCAATAGCCGAATGAAACTGCCGCAAAAATGGCTAAATTTGTTCGGCGGATATGAAAACGAGAATGAGGGCGTTGAATATCAAAAACCCAATTTCCTTGTGAGTGACAAATGCTGTTATTACCTGAAAGAAAAGCCCTGCGATGATTGGGCTAAAGAGCACAACAGTGTTCCGTTTCTCGGTCTTATGGCTTCAGAGGGCGGCAGAAGAGAAAAGTCCCTGATGCTCAACGGGTGCAATTATTTCGGAGAAACATCCATAAGATCCTGCCCGTTTGCAATATTCACCAGACAAGACCTTTTAGAACTTGCGATAGACTTAAACGTTCCAATTCCTGAAATATACGGTGAGATTAAATCGCGTAATCAGAGGTGGGAGGGCGACACAGGAGAGCTGTACACCACGGGAGCGCAAAGGACAGGCTGTTCCATGTGCGGCTTCGGTATACACCTTGAAAAACGTCCACATCGATTTGACCGACTTCGGGAGAAAAACGAAAAAGAGTGGGAGTTCTGGATGTACCGATGCGTGACGGACCCGAACACCGGAGAGAAATATGGTTGGGGTAGGGTCCTGGACTACATAGGAGTGCAGTGGGAGGACAGATATATCGATTGGAGCGAAAGACAAATGAGTTTTTTTGAGGAGAAAGAAAATGGCACTGAAATTTGCAATCCAGACGGTGTTTGAAATCGCCGTCGTCGTACTTATCATCTATGGATTTGTCAAGGAGGACAAGCTTATTGAGTTCGAGGACAGGCTGAAAACAAAAATACTTGACAGAAAGGAGGCAAAACGCCATGCAGAAAAAGATTAAGGTCATAGTAAAAGACCCGGGAAAACCTGCAAGAGTGGTGTGGATATCAAACACGCTGGAGAACCTACAGAGAACGGTTGGCGGTTATATCGAAACCGTCACGATATCGACGGACGCCGTCATTATCTGCAACGAAGAAGGCAAACTGTTAGGACTGCCGCGCAACTGCAGACTTTGCGGCTGCGATTTTGTCGGAACACTCATCATTGCCGGCGTGGACAAAGACGAATTTTGCAGCCTGTCAGATGCGGTTATTAAATTGCTGAAACCGGTTATAAAGGAGAAAAAATCATGATAACAAACATCGAAGTAACAAAGCTTTTGCAGCACCCGGACAACCCGAGAAAGAATATCGGCGACGTCACGGAGTTGGCGGAATCTATTAAGGCGCGCGGTATCTTGCAGAACCTGACGGTCGTTCCGGCCAAAACCTGCTTTTATCCCGTTATCATCGGGCACAGACGACTCGCAGCCGCAAAGCAGGCGGGACTGACTGAGGTTCCCTGCGCCGTGGTTGATATGGACTATAAGACGCAGCTGTCTACCATGCTTTTGGAAAATATGCAGCGGTCAGATCTGACAGTCTATGAACAAGCGCAAGGTATGCAGATGATGTTTGACCTCGGCGTGCCGGTTGCCGAAATCGTCGAAAAGACCGGCTTCGCCGAAACAACCGTGCGTAAGCGCCTGAAGATAGCTGCTTTGCCTACAGAGCAGATGCAGCAGGCGGTGGAGCGCGGCGGAAAGCTTGAGGACTATGTGCAGATAGCGGACATAAAAGACGAAGAAAAGCGCCGCGAACTGCTGAAAGTAGTCGGAACACGCGACTTTGAATTTAGTCTTACTCGCGCGAAGAAACGACAGGTTGAAGCCGAAAAAACACCGCTTGTCAAAGCCGAGCTAAAGTCAATCGGCGCGAAAGCCGTAAAAAACCAAATCTACAGCACCGCCTACGAGCGGGTCAAACAGTGTGCGATTACAGACTGGAAAGAGGGAACCTTTAAAAAGCCCAAAAACAAAGAAGAGCTTTTTTGGGAAATATCATATGGCACGGCGTACCTTATGCGCAAAAAGGCCAAAGTACCAAAGAAGAAAGAGAAAAAATCAGAATGCGAACAGCGCATAGACAGTGCCAACCGTGAGCTCAAGCGTTTGACGGAAACGGCGTATGAGTGCCGTGTAAACTTTGTCAAGAACTTTACCGCCGTTGAAAAACATAAAGAAACAATCATCAAGTGGCTTGTGATGTTTGCGGGTTGCGAGATAACGGACTATTGTACATATGACAGAGCATATATCAATTCCGAGATTGGAAGCGATGAAAAGTATTCTATAAATGCGCCGAAATGGCGGCAGTTTATCGCCGAGGACAAGCGTGCGCCGATAGTTGTCGCGTATGCGCTGGCAGGAGACGATAATCGCAACGGCTACTACAACAACGGGTGGTATGCGTCAAACAAATCCAAACGGGCACCGCAGCACAAGGAAAACCAAAGCCTTGACAGGATTTATGAGTTTCTTTGCGAGCTGGGCTATGAGATGTCTGAGACGGAGCTTCAGCTCCAGAGCGGCGAACATGAACTGCTGAAAGGAGAATGAAAATGAATGACGATAAAATCCTTATAGAGGCGCTGCGGAGGCTGTCGGTGCAGACCGGATCTATCGCCTGTCTTGGCTGCGAATATGAGTACGATTGCGGAATCCACGGCTGCGCGATTATCTGCGCCGCGAGGGAACGGCTCGAAGAGCTGACCGCATCACCGTGGATAAGCGTCAACGACAGGCTGCCCGAAGACGAGCAGGACGTATTAGTTATCGCGAGCGGCAGACCGCGAGAGCATTTAGAGTTGGATAGTGCCCATGAACTTGCAACATTTTACGCCGGCGAGGGCTGGTTTTTTGAGGCTTATCCGGATTGGGATGATCCACAGGTGACTTATTGGATGCCGCTGCCGGAGTTTCCGACGATTGAGTAAAGGAGACGCTGAGATGAATACAACTACAAAGCTGACACTGCAGGAACTGATTCGGGCGACCGAACTCTGCGGAGAGAGTGTGCCCGGTTCTTGCCCGGGTTGTCCTTTGTTTGACCCGAGCGGAGATTTTGAGTGCATCGAATACCTGATGTTGCAGGTCTCGGCCGCGCTTAAAGAGTATGCATGTAACGGAGGCGGAATATAATGGCGGTTTTGCTTTCGGTCAGACCGAAATGGTGTGAGCTTATAGCAAGTGGAAAGAAAACGGTAGAGGTCAGAAAGACAAGACCGAAGATTGAAACACCGTTTAAGTGCTACATTTATTGTACGAAGCCGAAAATGATAACCAAGTATGTTTTTAAACCAGAAGATTACCCCGAATACATGAGACCTGAAAAGCCCGTGTTTTGTAAAGTGCCGGACGGAAGCTCGCCGTATTGCAGTGTAGTAAACGGCAACGGCAAAGTTATTGGCGAGTTTGTGTGTGATGTTATCTTCACGATGTCTATAACATACAGTGACCCAACCAGCCGTATAGCCTTGAAAGAGTTTCCTTATACTTGCTTAACTGATCGACAAATTATTGATTATTTAGGTAATGGAAATCAAGGGTACGGTTGGCACATATCGAACCTTGTGATTTATGGCAAACCGAAAGAGTTAAACGAGTTTTATTTAAAGAAGAAATGCCATTCATGTAAAAGGTCAGGCTATGAGTCGAGCGCGTGTATCTATGATGAAGATTGCATTGTGCCAGCTATTATAACAAGGCCGCCGCAAAGCTGGTGCTATGTGCAAGATTTGGAGGAATAAGCAATGAAAAATAAAAGTATAGAGCTGAAAGCCTGCCCCTGCTGCGGCGGAGTAGCAGAACTTCACGGGCAGAAAACATTTTATGTTGAGTGCCGGAAGTGCGCGTTGGCGACAGACAGATATGCGCGCCCGCAGTTTGCCGCCAGCGCATGGAATCTTAGAACGAAAGAACCTAATTTTCAATATGGAGGCTGCGAAAATGAAAATTAAAAAGATAGTGCAACTGTGTAAACAGAGCGGGATTGTGTATCTTTTCGACGGATCTCCGCAGATGTTGAGCGACGGCAGTGCGGTGTATTACTTGCCCGAGTGCCCGGAATTTTCTCTTGCTACTCTCACGACGGCGTATGATATCACCGAAAAACAAGTCGAGAAATTAATTTGCAATATGTTTGACGTGCCGCCAGCAAAGCTTGATGTCAGAGATGTGATTGACGGGGAACAGTTAGTAGAACCGATGAACATAGATGTGGCCATACGCGGAAAAAGGTACAAGCCATACCGCACTTCAAGCGGAGTATCTTTTGTAGAGATGAAATATCTTGAACCTTTTACAGCAGACAGCGATGATTACGAGTTATATGAAAGAACAGATACCGAAGGCAAGTTGTATTTCGCGGCGAAAATTGGAATGTATCTGTTTGCGTTAATTTATCCGTCAATTGAACTGCTGAAAAACGAAAAGTTTATTACCGAACTTGAAGAGCTTTGTGCCAAAAGTAAAGTTGCATACGACAATGCACAGTGATTGCAAGTGTATATAAAGGTTTAAATAAATAAACAAGTCAGACCCCCGCGCCGGGGAAAAGGTGAGGCGTCCGTAAGGGCGCTTCACGGGCTTGTATGCTGTCTTATCAAACCGACCACGGAGAGGAAAGAAAAAATGCGCACGAAAATCAGAGAAACAAAATTTTACTGCAAGGACTTTCTTGAAATATATTTATACCCCGTGACGGAGCAGCCGCAGGCCAAAATAAAGAGCAGGGGAAAGAGATTCAGAGAATCGAGCGAGACGCAGAAGCTTTTGAACGCGAAGTATGCGGAGCGTAAGCTTGTTCAGCTGCTGCATGCGAACTTTACTGATCGCGATCTTGCGATAGGTCTCGACTATTCCGATGATACAAGACCCAAAACGCCGGAAGAGGCCCAGAGGAATTTTCAAAACTTCCTGCGCAGAGTCAAAAGGCTCTATAAAAAAGCGGGAGCGGGCGAAGTGAAATACATATCCGTCATAGAGTTCGGCGAAAAGAGCGGGAACGTGCATCATCATATCGTGATGAGCGGCGGAGTTGACAGAGACGAGATAGAAAAGGCGTGGGGACTCGGCAGAGCGAACACAAAGCGTCTGCAATTCCTCGAAATCGGCATAGCCGACATGGGAAAATACATAATCAAAGACCCGATTATGCATAAGCGCTGGACAAGGTCTAAAAATCTTGTGGATCCTCAGCCGCGCAGAAACGACAGCCACATCAGCCGCAAGAAGTTGGACGAGCTTGTAGCAGACTGCGAGCACAGACAGCTTTTCGAACAGCTTTATCCCGGCTATGTCGTGGCGGAGGTTATCCCTACATACTGCGACTGGGACAGCTGCTATCACATGGAGATAAGGATGTTCCGGGGTGACAGTGACTACATTCTTTACGGCGGACGGAAAAACAGAAAAAGGAGAGCGGGCTAATGGCTAACACTGCCGCAGGAGCTCTTGTTGTCTGCCCGTTTTACCTGTCTGACACCAAGCTTACAATATCCTGCGAAGGATTGACGGAAAAAGGAAAAGTTATACTCGTATTCGAGGACGCGAAACAGCGGAAGGAGTGGCTGCATAACAACTGCTACCTTTACCGCTGCGATTGCCCATTGCGAAAACTAATAAACGACAAATATGAATAAATCCCCGGCAAGGTGATTCTTTGCCGGGCAGTTTTATATCCCGATAAACGGCGGGGAGAAAAACGAAATGCAAATTGATAAAATTATAAACAGAAAGGAGGCTTCCGGGAGTGGACTGGGATGCCATCAAGCAGGAATACATATCGACGAATATAAGCCAGCGCGAGCTCGCGGAAAAGTACGGGGTATCGGTCTCGTCGCTTGGAAAAAGGTGCGCTTCGGAGGGGTGGAGCGGGCTTCGGAAAAAATTCAGAAAAAAAGTTGAAAAGAAAACAATGGAAAAAATCAGCCGAAAAAAAGCCTGTGAGCTGGCGAAAATCGGCGATTGTGCGGACAAATTAGTTCGCCTTATAGATGATTCTTTGAACGATACGGCGACAGTCAGGCAGACTATCGTCAAAATTGTGCCGAGCGAAGACGATGAAGACGAGGCGGAAGTCGAGGAATATTGCCTGCAAAAACTCGACACGAAATATCTGCGGCAAATGACCGCTGCAATGAAGGATCTGATGGAGATACTGCGCGATGTTTACGGCAAGCCGAACACCGTCGAGCGTGCGAATATGAAGAACGCTCGGGAGCGGGTTGAAATCGAAAGAGCAAAGGCGGCCGCAGGTATACCGACGGATGATGAAGAATACGGCATTATCGAGATACCAACAATGCTTGAGGAGGCTGCAGAAGAATGAAAATCTGGGAACCGCAGGAGAAACAGAAGAAGTTTATGGAGCGCCCGGAGTATGAGGTGCTGTACGGCGGAGCGGCGGGCGGAGGGAAGAGTGACGCGCTGTTGATTGAAGCCCTGCGGCAGGTGCATATCCCGTATTACCGCGGACTGATACTGCGAAAAACATATCCGCAGCTGTCGGAGCTTGTGGAACGGTCTGAGATGCTTTACCCGCGGGCGATACGCGGAGCAAGATATAACGACAGCAAACACCGGTGGAGCTTTCCGAGCGGGGCGATGATTTATTTCGGCTCAATGCAATACACGAAGGACAGGCTGAAATACCAGGGCAAACACTATGATTTCATAGCATTTGACGAGCTTACGCATTTCACATGGGACGAATACAGCTATATGTTTTCACGAAACCGCCCGGGAGGACCCGGCACGAGGGTATATATGCGGGCAACAACCAACCCCGGCGGCATAGGTCACGGGTGGGTGAAGTCTCGGTTTGTTACCGCGGCGCCACCAATGACACCTATCACGGAGACTTTCAATGTCGTGACACCGTCAGGGCAGATAATTGAGGGCAGCAGGAAGCGGATTTTTGTCCCGGCGACGGTTTTTGACAATCAGGAGCTTTTACACAACGACCCGGAATACATCATGAAGCTTGCGGCCATGCCGGAAGCGGAGAGAAAAGCGCTGTTGTATGGTGATTGGGATAGTTTTTCGGGGCAGGTGTTCACAGAGTGGCGCAACGATCCCGAGCATTATAAAGACCAACGGTGGACGCATGTCGTTGAGCCGTTCAAAATCCCGGAATACTGGCAGATTTACAGAGGCTTTGACTTCGGCTACACAAAACCGTATTCCGTGGGCTGGTATGCAGTGGACACGCACGGCAAGATATACCGCATAGCGGAACTGTACGGATGCACGGGCACGCCGAACGAGGGAGTGCGGCAAGACCCGGTCACGATTGCAGCAGAGATTCGGCGCATTGAAAACGAGGACAGAAATCTCAAGGGTAAGAACATCATCGGTATTGCCGACCCGTCTATTTTTGACGAGAGCCGCGGCGAGAGCGTAGCGCGAATGATGGAGAAAGCCCCAAACTTTGTTGTTTTCTCGCCGGGTGACAACACGAGAATCGCCGGAAAGATGCAGTATCATTACCGCCTGGCATTCGATTCGGAGGGCAACCCGAAGTTTCAGGTATTCTCGACCTGCAGACACTTTATCCGCACTATTCCCGATATCGTCTATGACGAGAAATATGTTGAGGATATCGACACATCGCAGGAGGATCATATCTACGACGAGTGCCGATATGTGCTCATGGAAAATCCGATAAGCCCGGAACCGCGCCAAGCGCCGGAAAAAATGCCGGATGATCCCCTTGAACTCAGGGCAAAGCCGGACAAATACAGCTTTTACAGATTATAGGAGGCAAAACAATGGCAAAGAAAAGAGACCCGATAGAAGATATCAAACGCCGCAGAGCGGAAATCAGAGACCAACAGCCGCAGGAGCAGACCGCAAGGGATCCGGAGCGGGATATTGCCGCACGAACGGAGACTTTGCGGCAAGAGCTTGGAAATCCCGTGCGAGAGGATGGACAAGTGAAAATTGTAAACGGCAGCGATACGGTGAAGTATGAGCCCGGGAGCGGGTCAGAGCAGGGACCGATAACGCAGGAAACGGTTGCTTTAGCGGAAGAAACCTTGCGAAAATACAAAGACGGCAAGGCGAATCTCGAGAACAGGATAATCGAGAACGAGCAGTGGTGGAAGCTCCGACACTGGGAGACTATCAGAAAAAACCAGGCGAAAGGCGCGAACAAAGAGCCCGAGCCCACTTCGGCTTGGCTGTTTAATTCCCTGGCAAATAAGCACGCGGACGCTATGGACAACTATCCGTCGGCTTCCGTACTGCCGCGAGAGAAGAGCGACAACGCCGCCGCAGAACAGCTATCTGAGATTCTGCCCGTTATCATCGAGCAGAACGGTTACAAAAAAACATACTCCGCTAAATGGTGGTACAAGCTCAAGCAGGGTTCAGCCTGCGAGGGTGTGTTCTGGAATCCGCAGAAGTACAACGGCTTGGGCGATATTGAAATAAAGAAAATCGACCTGCTGAATCTCTTCTGGGAGCCCGGCATAGAGAACATACAGGACAGCCGGAACATCTTCCATGTGTGCCTGCGCGACAACGATGTGCTCTCGCAGGAATATCCGCAGCTGAAAGGTAAGCTCGGCGGCAAGACGATAGAAACAAGCCAGTATATCTATGACGACAACATAGACACATCGGAAAAGAGCGTTGTGGTTGACTGGTACTATAAGAGACTGGTTGGCAGCAGAACAGTGCTGCATTACTGCAAATTCTGCAACGGTGAAGTGCTCTTTGCCTCCGAAAACGATCCTCAGTATGCCGAGAGCGGGTTTTATAATCACGGCAAATATCCGTTCGTGTTTGATACTCTCTTCCCGGAGGAAGGCTCGCTTGTGGGCTTTGGATATTTGGACATTATGAAAGACCCGCAGATGCAGATAGACAAATATGACCAGGCGTTTATGCAGTCGGCCGTTGCCGCCTCTCGCCGCCGTTTCTTCATCAATGCTGCGAGCGGGAAAATCAACGAGAAAGAATTTCTTGATGTCTCGAATCCTTTTGTGCATGTGGACGGCAGACTCGGGGAGGACAGCATAAAAGAAATCACTATGACGCCGCTCAATGATATTTATGTGGCGCTGCGCACGAACAAAATAGACGAACTCAAGGAAACGAGCGGAAACCGCGATTTTTCACAGGGAAGCACCACGAGCGGAGTTACCACCGGCGGCCCCCCCGCCGCTTCGGCGATAGCGGCGCTGCAGGAGGCCGGAAGCAAGCTGTCGAGAGATATGATTCAGACCTCATATGACAGCTATGAGGAAGTGCTCTATCTGTGCATCGAGCTTATCAGGCAATTTTACGACGCGCCGCGCAGTTTCCGCATAACGGGAAAAAGCGGAGAGCAGGAATTTGTTAGCTACGACAACCGCGCCATACAGCCCGAGGGCGAGCGCACAGAGTTCGGCATTGATATGAGCGGACGAATGCCGATTTTCGATATCAAGGTCAGGGCGCAACGAAACAACCCGTTCTCAAGGCTCTCACACAATGAGCTGGCACTGCAGTTTTACAGCAGCGGATTCTTCAACCCGGAAATGACGGATCAGGCGCTTGCCTGCATCGACATGATGGACTTCGAGGGGAAAGACTCCGTCGTGCGCAAAATATCGCAGAACGGCACCATGTATGAACAGCTCAAGACTATGCAGCAGCAGCTCATGCAGATGGCGCAGATAGTTGACGCACAAAACGGAACAACGATAGGTAGTCAGATGGCGGCATCTTTTTCGGGCGGAGTTCCGGTGGCGAGCGTAGGCGCCGGAGACGGCGAGCTCAAGAGCAACTCGCTCGGCGAGTCCCGCGCCAACGAACACGCGACGGCAGAGAACGCCAGAGAAAAAGCGGCTTCGGCTGCGGAACCGAGGTAATGTTATGACAACAATAAAAGTTCGCCGAGCGGGCAGAGAAATGAAAATAAGCATTTCAGGACATTCGGGATATGCGCCGAGCGGGCAGGACATAGTCTGTGCCGGCATTTCGACACTCGGCCAGACCGCCGCAATGATGTATGCAAAAATGGAAGCTGCCGGAGAACTCGAAACATTTACCGCTGAAAAGAGCAACGGAACGCTTCTGCTGGCGATTAAAGCATACAAACATACCAAAGCAAAGGCAAAAGGAATTTATAATTTTTTCTGCACGGGCGCAAAGCTTATCGCAGACAACTATCCGAAAAATGTAATTGTTACAGTCGAAGGCGGGGAGAAAATCGAAAATTAAACCGCTATAATATAATCACAAAGACACTTCGGAAAGACGATGGAGGTTAATTTTTATGTTCACAGACACAACAAAGGCTTTTTCGCTCACGCTGTTCGGCGAGGGCGGAGGAGACGGAGCGGGCGTATCGGCGGCACCGGCCGCCACGGGGCCCCCGACGCGGGGGAGCAGACACGGGCGATTGAAATGCAGGACGCCGCTGCACAGCCGGAAAGCGAGATCAATGTTTCGGCATCGACGGTCGAAAATCAGGACGCGGAGTTTGAAAAGCTGATAAAAGGCGATTACAAGGACGCGTTCAGCCGCCGAGTGCAGAACATTATCAACGGCAGATTCAAGGAAACACGCACACTTCAGGAGCAGCTGCAGAAGAGTACGCCGGTCTTTGAGATCCTCGCGCAGAAGTACGGGATAAAAGCGGACGACATTGACGGCATAGTCAAGGCTTTGGAAAATGATGATGAGTCATACAGAGAAGAGGCTATGGAAAAGGGCATAACCGTTGAACAGCTCAAGGAGATGAAGAAGCTTGAACGCGAGGTTCTTCAGCTCAGACGGAACGAATCTCGTCGCGACGAGCAGGACAGAATCAACCGGGACATCACCAACTGGAAGAACCAGGCGGAAAGTCTCAAAGAAATCTATCCGAATTTCAATCTCGACACGGAGATAGAAGATCCTCAGTTCTTCAGTTTGCTCAGAAACAATGTCGATGTCAGAACGGCCTATGAAGTCATTCACCGAGACGAGATTCTCGGAGGCGCGATGCAGTATGCGGCGCAGACGGCGGCAAAGCGAGTCGCCGATTCTGTTGCGGCAAACAGCAAAAGACCGGTTGAAAACGGTGTAACTTCACAAGGTGCAGTTAATTCCCAGACGGATGTTAACAAACTGACAAAGGCTCAGCGAGAAGAAATCGAACGCAGAGTGGCAAGGGGAGAAAGAATTACTTTCTGATCTCCTTGCACTAAGAAAAGGAGATAAAGAAAATGAACAATTATGTCATATTCGACCTGCAGCTTTTTGCTACGGTCGTAAACGCAACCACTTCGGCAACCACAGGCAACAACCTTTCTGCCGAAATGAAGACCTATTACGAGAAGAGGCTTCTTGACAACGCAGAGCCTAAGCTCGTACACAACCAGTTCGGAGACAAGTATCCCATTCCCAAGGGCTCCGGCAAGACTATCGAAATGCGTAAGTATTCGCCGCTTGCAAAAGCTACCACGGCACTGACGGAAGGCGTTACTCCCGACGGACAGGCACTCAACGTGAGCACGATAACCGCGACTGTTAAGCAGTACGGCGGCTGGATTCAGCTTTCGGATATGCTCGACATGACGGCTATCGACAACAATGTTCTGCAGGCAACGAAGCTTCTCGGCTCGCAGGCAGGACGCACTCTCGATACCGTCATAAGAGAGGAGCTTGCCGGCGGCACAAGCGTTATTTACGCGCCCAAGGTTGCAAGCGGAGCAGAAACAGCAGTAACGAGCAGAGCGGGACTCGATGCGACTGCAAAAATCAATGTTGACCTCATATTCCGTGCGGCGGCTCAGCTGGAGAGCATGAATGCAGACCCGATCGGGGATTCGTTTGTGGGTATTATCCATCCGTATGTAGCATACGACCTTATGCGCTGCGAGGAGTGGATTGACGTACATAAGTACGCTAAGCCCGACGATATCTACAACGGGGAAATCGGCAAGATCGGCAATGTCAGATTCGTCAAGTCCACGGAGGCAAAGATATGGACCGGCACCGGCTGCCCGTCCGGCCTGGCGGTTTTTGCCACGATTATACTCGGCGCTCATGCTTACGGTCTGACGGAGATTGAGGGCGGCGGCCTGCAGCATATCGTCAAACAGCTCGCGCGCGCGGTGTGTCCGCTCAATCAGCGTTCGTCCTGCGGCTGGAAAGCAACCGAGGTTGCAAAACGCCTGGTTGAGGAGTACATGGTGCGAATAGAGTCTTGCTCCGCATATTCGGCCACTGCGAAAGCTAACTGATAAAAGCTCAGAGGGCATTTTGCTCTCTGAGCCCGAAAGGAGATATTTATGGCAAGAACAAAAACTGTAACTCCCGAGGAGGACGTAAACCTCAAAGAGGCTGCTGTACCCGAGGAGGGCGCAACCCCCGAAGAGACCACAACCCCCGAAGAGACCACAACCCCCGAAGAGACCACAACCACCGAAGAGGCTGCTGCGCCCGAGGAGCAGAAAGAACCCACGGAGAAAATCTTTCTCTTTAAGGACGACAGCGCTTATAAAGATGATCTGTTTGTTTCGGTCAACGGCAGGAATTTTCAGATCCAGCGCGGCGTAGAAGTTGAAGTGCCCGCCTGCGTCGCAGAGGTTATACGCAATTCCGACAGACAGAAGCAGCTGGCGGAGCGGCGCCTTGAGGAGCTGGTAGAGCAGTATATCAAAGAGAGATAAGGACACACCGGGAGGGCGCATTTTGCGCCCTCTTTTACTTTCAGGAGGTTTATATGAAAATATGCGAAGCAATAAGACAGACCGATGAGCTAAAGCCCAATCAGTATTCGGACGAGCAAAAAATAAGATGGCTTGCCGAGCTCGACGGGAAGATAGTAAAAGAACTGATAGACGCGAAAAGCGGGGAGAAATCAACGGCGTTTGAGGGCTATAATGAAGACACAGACACGAACACGGAACTGCTTGTGCCGGAACCTTACAGCAACCTTTATGTTCTTTGGCTGATGTCAAAAATTGACTTTTTCAACGCCGAATACGACCGATACAACAATTCGGCAATGGCTTTCAACGAGGCATACGAGGGCTACTGGGGATATTACAGCAGGACGCACGCGGCTCCGGCGAGCGGAATATTTGCGAGGTGAACCACCAATGAGACTGCCGATTCTTAATACGGTGAGCAAAAACAGGGAAATGATGGGCGCATTCGGAGGATATCATCATGACCTTGTCATAAGTGACAATGAATTTTATGACGAAGAGAATCTTTCATCAAACAACTATCCTGCGTTGACCCCGAGGGGACAGCGGAAAAAGATACGCGATTTTACGCGCCTTGACGGATTTTGCGTGAACAACGGCTTGTGCTGGGTAGATAACGGCAAGGTGTTTTATAACGGCGATCAGGTCAGCGGTGATGTTGAGAAAAGCCGCAAGCAAATGCTGAGCATGGGCGCATATGTCCTTATCTGGCCGGATAAAAAGTATATAAACACCGAGAAAGTGAGCGAGGGCGTAGGCAGCCTTGAGAAAACCTTCACGACAACCGCAGCGGTGACATTTACGCTGACGCGAGTTACCGGAGAGGATTATAATCCGACGGTTTCGGCTGCGGCGCCGGAAAAACCGGCAAACGGCGACAGCTGGCTCGATACCTCATCAAAGCCGCATACACTCAAGATATATGCCGCTGCAACAAAGATGTGGAATGCGGTGGCGACGACATTCGTCAAGATATCTTCGGCCGGAATAGGCGAAGGATTCTCCGAATATGACGGAGTGACTATAAGCGGCTGCAAAGACGAACAGTTCAACACAAACATGATACTCTATGCCGTCAGCAAGGATTACATAATCGTGACCGAATTCATAAAGCACGTGTGGAGTCAGCAGGAAGCGGTGACTGTAAAAAGAACCGTGCCGGACATGGATTTCGTGACCGAAAGCGAAAACCGCATCTGGGGATGTTCTTCCGACAAGCACGAGATATACTGCTGCAAGATAGGCGATCCGTTCAACTGGAATTGTTTTCTCGGACTGGCGAGCGACAGTTATGCCGTGACGGTCGGAACGCACGGTAAGTTCACGGGCGCGTTTACTATGCGGGGGTATATCCTGTTTTTTAAGGAAGACTGTGTTCATAAAGTCTACGGCTCGAAACCCTCAAATTTTCAGGTTACGAACGAGTCTATAAGAGGCGTCCAGAACGGCAGCGAACGGAGCCTTGCTCTATGTAACGAGACGCTATACTACAAGAGCCGAAACGGCATATGCGCCTATGACGGCGGTACACCCGTCAATATCTCGGAGTCATTCGGCGCAAATGCGTACAGAAATGCCGTCGCAGGAGCGATTGACAACAAATATTATGTGTCAATGTCGGACGAAAACGGCAAATACAGCCTGTTCACATACGATGAGCGCACAAAAATATGGCATAAAGAGAGCGGGCTGAAAATAGATGCTTTCGCGCCGCTGGACGGGGAACTGTATTTCACGGTCGGAAACAGTCTATGGACGATGCACGGCACAACGCGATACAGCGTGACAGATCAGACATATGACGAAAAGCCGGTAGAATGGATGGCCGAGAGCGGGCCTATCGGGGTATCAAGCCCGGACAACAAATATATTTCGAAGTTACAGTTCCGGCTGAGCGTCGAACGCGGGGCACAGTTCAGAGTGCAAATTCAGTATGACTCTATGGGTGATTACGAGGAAGTGCTGCACATCGATGCCGTCAACAACCGCACAATCACTATTCCGATTATAGTCAGACGCTGCGACCACATGAGAATCCGAATGCGGGGCAAGGGCAAGTTTATTTTGTACAGCATCGCCAAGGTAACTGAACAGGGGAGTGAAATCTAATGCCGACTCTAAACCTGAATCTGCCTGCCAATCTCGGCTCAGACCGAAAAACACAGAGCTATCTTTACCAGCTCAACGAACAGCTGCGGTATATACTCAACAATCTTGACGGAGACAATTTTTCGCCGGTTTATCTGAAAACGGTGGAGCAGACGCGATCAATGGCGGAGCTGGCGAGCGACGCCGTTGAGCAATTAGAAGCGGGCAGGAACATTGATTATAACGAGCTCAACGATAAAATCATCGCGCAGGCGGAAGAGATAAATCAGACATTTCACACCGAGATAGAGCAGAACAATGACAACATAATGACGACGGTGCGCGAGGAACTGAGTGCGAAGGCATCTATTGCCGAGCTCAATGCCACGCTCGAATCCTATGTGACACAGACTTCAAGGGAAATTCAGCTGAATTTCGACCAGAATTATCTCTATACAACAGAGGTTGACGGCAGACTTGAAGAATTTCAGGAGCTAATAAGAACCTATTTTCGTTTCACAGCGGACGGAATGGAGCTCGGTAAAGCAGACAGCCCGTTCAAGTCGATGTTGACAAATGAAAAACTAAGCTTCACGCAGAACGGCACGGAGATAGCCTATATCTCCAACCGCTGCCTTTATGTCACGGATGTTGAGGTTCTTAACAGACTGAGAATAGGCAATTGGGAGTTCACACCACGAAGTAACGGCAATCTGAGCTTTATATGGAGGGAATAAGAAATGGCAATAACAACTATTAAAACATATCCGAAGAATATCACAGTTGGAGTTAGCAAGATAAACGGTCTGGGTAATTTGTTGGTGGAAATGGAGGATATCAAAGACGGCAACTCATACACTCACAAAATGTACTTCATCTGCGGAGAATACAGTTATGAGAGCGGGTACTTTTCAACCAATAACTCTGTTATGGCGGAATATGCGTTCCCCATTGAGTGGGCCAATGCAATAACCAACGGGTCCAGCAGGACGGGCACCTTTAAAATGGAGACATATAAACGATTCGGCCTGATACCTACGACGCTTGTAGAGACCAACACAAGGACGGTTACATTTCTTGTGCCGGACCGCATTAAGCCTACAATGCCGGATATATCGATAGAGCGCATAGACGGCAATGTGCCGAGTGAGTGGGAGATCTATGTGCAGAACTACTCAAAATGCAGGATTACCGCAGCCGCACAAGGGGCATACAGCTCGACTATAAAGAACTATCGATTTGCCGTGAACGGAGCGGTGCTGTCCAATCAGACAGGCGGAGTGTATACCTACCCCTGCTATCTTTCGGGGTCGCTAACCTTTACCGTCACAGCGACAGACAGCAGAGGCAGAACGGTTAGCAAGACGGCGAGCATAACGGTTGAAAAATATGACAGGCCTATGATAAATGAGGTCTCGTGCTTCAGATGTACGCAGGACGGTACGGAAAACGACAAGGGCACATATGCGGCGGGAAAGGTGAACTATAGCTTCTCGGCACTGTCAGGCAAGAATACAGCGGTTTGCAAAGCAAGCTATAAGACAGAAACAATGGCAGCGTGGTCCGATGAGGTTACCATGAGCAACAATGTGCAAGCAGTGCTGTTCGGAGATCTCAGTGACAATGTATCATATAAAATCAAGTTCAAAGTGGCCGACAGCCTCGCTTCCGCGGAATATGTTTACGAGCTTTCGACGAGCTTCGTACTGATGGACTTTTTGCAAGGCGGTAAAGGCATAGCGTTCGGCAAGGTGGCGGAGCTTGCCAACACAATGGATGTTAATATGCTGCTGCTCCTTAGAAACGGACTGAAAGCAGGAGAGCAGACTTTCCCGCTGAAAGATACAGGCTGGACAGACTTGAAATTGACGGAAGGAATAACTCCGGGCGCGAATGGGCTGACGCCTCGAAGCCGCAGACTCGGAAACTCGGTCAATATCGTCGGAGATGTGCAGGGGATAACGGCGGGCGGAAAAATCATATGTACGCTGCCGAACGATCTGCGCCCGCAGTACAGGATCTTTACAATCTGCGCGGCGAACGATACCAACCTTGTTCGGTGGTCGGTATTTCCGGACGGAAGAGTGGTGCTTGACTGGTGCTTCAATCTTGAGACAAAAGCTTATAAATACAATCTGACTTCATACACGCTGAACATAAACTATCTGATCTGAGGAGGTAAAACAAATGGCATATACTACAAAAGACCTTGAAAAGCAGAAAAAGCAGCAAGGCATATCAAAGGACAAACTGTCATACGCAGTGACACAGGGCGGAAATGCGGCAGCTCTTGCCGGCGGAATAGCGAAGCAGGGATTTAACACCGCAAAACAGCTCGGTTATGGGATAGGCACTATAAAAACACTGCTCAACAAACCTAAAGACTACGAGAAATCTGAGGAGGTTAAGCGTGCCCAAGAGGAACTGAAGACTCATTATAACTCAAAGCCCGGGGACTATCAGAGCAACTATGCAGACCAGATACAGGGGCTTTTGAAAGACTATGAAAACACCAAGGATTTTCAGTATGATTTCAATGCCGATCCGCTCTATCAGCAGTATAAGGATCAGTATATTCAGCAGGGCAAGATGGCGATGCAGGACACGATGGGAAATGCCGCGGCACTTACGGGCGGTTACGGCAGTTCTTATGCTTCTACTGCCGGCAATCAGGCATACCAGTCAAGCCTCAACGATTTAAACAATGTCATTCCGTCACTGTATGACCGGGCATACGGCAAGTATCGCGACGACAAGAGCGATAAATTGCAGCATATGCAGGTGCTGCAGAATCTTGATGACGCGGACTACAAAAAATATCAGGACACACTGAGTGACTATTATAACACTCTCAATTACCTGCAGAGTCAGTCACAGTATCTCTCGGAAAGTGATTACAACCGTTACCTCAATCAGCTTGCGCAGTGGCAGTATGAGCTTGAATATTACACCGGGCGCGCAGATGCAGCACAGCAGCAGTCGAATTGGCAGAGCGAGCAGAACCGCCAGTATATGCAGGACTATGTCAATCAGCGCAACTGGCAGAATCAATTTGATTATCAGAAGGAACAGGATGCGCTTGCGCAGAATAACTGGCAGCAGCAGTTCGACTACGGCAAGGAGCAGGACGCCCTTGCGCAAAGCAACTGGCAGAAACAGTTCGATTACGGCAAGGAGCAGGACGCCCTTGCACAGAATAACTGGCAGCAGCAGTTTGATTACGGCAAGCAGCAGGATGCGCTTGCACAGAGTAACTGGCAGAAACAGTTTGACTACGGCAAGCAGCAGGATTCGAGAGACTATAATCTCAAGCAGCAGCAGTTTGAGCATGACAAATATATGGACTCTCTCCGAGCGCAGGGCTATTCAACCTCTTCATCATCCTCATCGGGCGGGAGCGGGTATAGCGGTTCGTCGAGCGGGAGCGGAGGAAAACAAACTGCTACAAAGTCAAAGGCAGCCAGTGAATTTATAGGTGCACAGCCGACTCGATATGAGTTCGGAGTTAGACCTGCATTGAAAAATCAATATGGAAGCTATGAAAATTACATAAAGACGAAGATGAGCCAGAACAAGAATCTGACCGATGAGGATATAGCAATACTCAGTCAGCATTACGGACTTTATTAAGCGGAGGAAATCATGGGAACGATTGATGAGAGAATAAAACGTGCAAATTCAAAATATAAGGCAGAGGAAACCATCGATGAAAGAATAGAGCGCGTCAACAGAGAATACGAGTGGGATTCTCGAGACAGAGAAATGCATGATTGGCTCGAATCATCGAGCCGCACTGCTCGAAATGCAAACAGCAGATTGCAGAACAGTTCCTATACAAATTGGAAACGCGACAGCGAAAGCACACGGGCGGCGGTAAATTCCGAGCTTGAAAGAGCAGACAGGATAAAATCATATCTCGAATCGCAGCGCGAACAGCTCGGAGACGAGCGCTACAATACCTTTATGTCGAGATATGCAGAATATAAAAATGCTTTGCAACAGACCTCTCAGAATCTTGACAACGAGTCAGCATATTACTCCGATACGCGTAATCCCGGGGTTGTGGACAGCATGACAGAGGATGACATAAAGGAACGCTTGGAAGATATCAAGGACGAAAAAAAGGAAAACCGCGGTGTATCTCTTGCAAACCGGGTGCGGGCTCTGCTCAGTGCGGCGCAGGGTAACAAGAGCGGGTATGAGAAGTTTTCCGAAGAAGCAAAAGCAGCTAAAACCAAGTCGAATAACTTAAAAAGCGAATCTTCGGCATTGGAGACAGAGATATACAACAGGGATATATCCGAAAAACTCAGCCAGTTCGACGAGGCGACGCTCAAGGAAATACAATCTATTCCCGAACTCAAGGACAGAATAAAGCTCGAAGAGTCGGTCGGCACGAGCGGAAACAACAAAAATGTCTATGAATATAATCAGAGGCTCAAGGAAATAGAGGACAAGGTTCGAGCAAAGGGCATAAATCCCGATGAGCTTGAGAACTATTATGCGTATGAATATAACCGCCGCAAGAATGAGCAGGTACAAGATGCGGTTCGTGACTTCAGTAAGGATCATCAAGTGATTGCCAGCGCATTGAGCGTACCTGTGAATTTAACAAGCAGTGGAGCAGGATATCTTGATGCCGCTGCTCAGCAGGTCGGAAGAAAGCTTACCGGCAGTTATGCGCCTGTAGACTATAACAGAGACGCCGGAATAGCAAGTCAGTTAAGCGATACGGCACGCGGAGCGGTTATGGATGAGCATGACTGGAAGCTTGGCGACTGGGATGCCTTTGACTTCTTATACGGAACAGGAATGTCCGCGCTCGATTCGGCTGCATCTGCAGCCGCGGGCAATCTTGTGGGCGGCTCGCTTGCAAATCTCGGTTCGGGGATAAAGACAGCAAGCAAAGTAGCCGAGGCAGTCGGCGGAGGAATAACCGGCCTGCGAACTCGACAATGCGTGATATAAAAGCTCGCGGCGGCAACGATGACCAGGCGGTTATCGGCGGAGCTGTTTCCGGCATATTCGAAGGTCTCTTTGAAAAAGTTTCGATAGGCAACTTCAACAAGCTCAAAGAGGTTGACCCGAGAAGTATGCGCGATGTCGCGATGAACATACTCAAATCAACCGGAGTAAACTTTTCGGAAGAGGCCGCAACGGAAATAGCAAACATAGCTTATGACACCATAGCAAACGGCAACATATCCAATTATAAGCTCATGATAGCCGCATATGAGAAACAGGGTTTGAGCGAGGCGGAAGCGAAGAAAAAGGTTGCCGGAGATCTCGCGCTGCAGGTCGTTGAAGCGGGAGCGGGCGGAGCGCTTATGGGCGCCGGATTCGGCGTTGTGGGCTCCGGGCTCGGGTACCTCAACCACAGAAGCCAGGGTACGAACATCACCGAAAAAACGGTTGCCGGTTTTTCCGGCGGAGAGCAGACGCAGATTGCACAGCGGCTTGAAAATCTCGGAGAGAACACGCAGGACGCTGTCAAACTGTCCGCAGTGGTGCAGAAACAGGCTGAGGGTGATAAACTTACCCGCGCAGAAAAAAGGCTTTTCCGAGGCTCTGAGAACGCTCAGAATGTGGCCGCTGAGATAAGAGACGACACATCAGATACTACGGAAAATTCTCAGATGTCGTTAAAAAAGGACATAGAGACCATAAAGCAGGAATATAAAAAGGCGGTAAATCCGAAGATTGTTGACTTTGTAAATAAAGTCAGAAACTTTAAAAATAAGGAAGCCGCCAATAAGGTGCATATAGATCTTAAAGGTGTTACGGAGCGCGAAGTCCATGACATAAAAAAACTCACCGGTATAGATACCAGTGAGTATAAACGCGATATGGACGGAGATACCGTTATTCATATTGAAAGACGGCACGGCGAAAACGGAGAAGCGGATCGTTCAATGTCAGATGTTAACGACTTGGCAAGAATTGAATATGTTCTTGAAAACTATGATAGTATGGACATTCAAAGAATGAAAGAGGGAAATAAAGCCCTGAATAGTCGTTACAGAGATACCGATAATAATTTGTCGAGGTCGGTAGTGTATAGTAAACGCGTGAACGGAAATTATTATGTTGTCGAAGCGGTGCCAGACTCGAAAGCAAAAACGTTGCATATCATTAGTGCATATAAAACAAAAGCAGAAGGGGTCTCGCAAGTGCTGAACATGTCCGAAGACCCACAGCTTACGCCCAAGACGCCTCATGCGCTCGCCCCTTCCGATAACAATATATCACAAAAGAAAAGTTATGTCAACGCTGTTTCGGCAACGATTGACGGACAGAGCGTAACAATCAACGGCATAGACCGCATTGAAAATGACGGAAACCGGGCGCAGATGTATGTCAAAACGCAGGACGGCGACAGCGTTGCGCTGAGCGATGTGCGGTTTGACAGCCGCGAGACCGAAGCTTTGTACAATGTTGCACAGGGCTTTGACAGCACCGACACGGCACGGGCCTTTATTTCAGGATATAAGCAGGGCGATTCGGCAAGCGAATATATGAATGCGTTTCTTGACTTCCGCCGCGCCGGTCAGCTCGGGCAGGACTTCGACAGCGTTTTGCAGTCGAATGCAAATAAATACGCAGGGCTTGAAGAAAGTCAGCTCAGACAGGCGTATTATGCCGGCGTTAATGAAAAAAATAACGCGCCGAAGCATTACAGCGCGAAAGAGGAAAAGAGGGCAGAAAAGAACGGAGGTCTGCTGAGAAACTATACAAAAAAACTCAACGCGGAGCAGGCGGGCTCGGTATATGTCCTTGAGGCTCTTGCGAAAAAATACGGCTTTGTCGTTGAAGTGTGCGATACGCTTGCAGACGGAATGGCGAACGGTGAGTACGATCCCAAGACCGGCAGAATAAAAATCGCGCTCGACGCGGAGGAAAACGCATATCTCAGAACCGCCGGACATGAACTGTATCATTATATCGAGGACTGGAACTCAACGGCCGCAGGCGAGCTGCGCGAATATGTCATAGACAAGCTCAAAGAAAGCGAAAACTATGACTATGAGGGCAGAGTGAAGGAGCTTGAAAAGCTCTATGAGGGTTATGGACAGGAGGACATAGAGGCGGAAATCGTTGCCGAGTGCATGTTTGATGTGTTTGATGAGCAGACCATAAAGGAGCTTGTCGGAGAGAACCGCAGTCTGGCGGTGAAGATTCAAAGCTGGATACAGGGCTTTATCGAGAGCATAAATGAAATTCTTAAAAATCTCGGGCTTACGAGCCCGGAAATAAGAGCCCTTGAGGGAGATGAGGAGGCACTTGAAACCATCAGCGACCTGTTTAAGTCTGCGCTGGAGCAGACGAGGGAGAACAAATCGCAAGGAAAAACAACCGACATGGCGGACGAAAAGAAAAAATACAGCATAGGTAAAACTACAAAGAATAAGTCGGTTGTTGTGATTGCAGATGATATTCTGAAAGGTGTAGATAAGTCTGACTGGGTTGCGAAAGTTAAGGATGTTATCAGAACTAAATTTTCTGATGGAATACCTGTTGAGGGTAAGCTGATTAAGGTGAACAAGATAACCAGAAACGAGTACACCAATTCAAAAAACACTCAACACTACCAAAGAAAAGATGCCGTGATTTATAAAGATAAATTCAAGGCATCAAGTAATCTTAATGAAATTGTATTAGCATCGACTAATTACGTTAATGAGGATTTAAAGCATCAGAGAAAGGATAATTTTACCGAGTTTGCGAGGGGCGATGTGCTCGTTAGAGTGGGAAAAAACGATTATTCTGCAAAGGTTATTGTAGGCTTTACATCGGGAAAGGAAATGGTACTGTACGATATTGTTGATTTCACACCAACAAAGTTTGAATTAAAAAATGAGAATGCGTTTACCGAACAGCCGCTTAAAGTGCAACTCAGTAGACAACACGCATCCTCTGACACGAGAGTAACACAAAGTGAGCCAAGTGTCAATAGCAGTATATCCGAAAAAGCGCAGAATGATGCAAAAAAGTTTTCGCTCAAAGATACTACAAATGAATCCGATTCTCAGACAAAGAGTGAAGCTTTTAAGGAGTGGTTCGGGGACTGGGAAAACGAACCGGAATCTGCAAGCAAGGTCGTGAACGAGGACGGAACACCGAGGATAATTTATCATCAAACTGCGGCTGAGTTCAATGTGTTCAGCAATGCAAATCCGCTTGCCGGACGCAATGACAGTGAAACGCCGAACGGATTTTTTGCAAAGGACAATGATGCGGATATCGGGGTTGGCGGAAACAAACAGATGGCATTGTACGGTGACATGAAAAAGCCACTCCACTTCAAGGACCGTGCAGAAGCGAGTGCGTGGTACTCGGAGCATATAGACGGGTATAATGGACTCACAGAAAAGCTTAACAAACTCGACGAATACTATGAGCAGAACTATGAAGCTTATGTTGCCGATGATGCGGAAGTCACTAAAAAAATCCTTGAAAATGAGGATAAGCTCAACGATATTCTTGAACAATGGAAAGATACTACCGACACTATACGAGGAGAACTTCGGGAGCTACTGGACAGTTATTTTATAGAAAATGACAGCGGCTACGACGGAATAATTCTCGATTTTGACGGCAGACGAAAAGGCGAAAATGTCAAGAGCTATATCTTCTTCAAAAATACTCAGCTTAAATCTGCAACAGACAATGTCGGTCTTTTTGACAGAAGAAATCCTGATATTCGTTATTCTCTCAAAAGCACTTCTGCAATAGAGGAGCAGAACAAGAAGCTCATGCAGGAGAACAAAGCTCTGCGCGAATACAAGCGAGAACTCGAGTGGCGCCTCGGAATAAACAGAAAAGAGCTTGATGAGCGGGCAATACGCAGGCTTTCGAAAAAAGTGCTCAAGGAATACAGCAGCAAGTATAATGCCGAAACGCTGACGCAAAACCTCAAAAATATCTTTGAAGCACTGGCAAATATGGACGACGACATAACTTATGATGAAGTTATCGCGAGGACTGCGGAGGTTGCCAAGGCGGTGCTTGAAGAGAGCGCAGTGCTGAACACCGATATGTCCGAACAGTACAGTGCGCTGAGTGAATATGCCAAGGGCACGAAAATAAAACTCAGCGAGCAGCAGAAAAAAGAGATTGCCTACTATTACGGGAGCTATGATAAGTTCAGAAGGAAGAACTTCGGAAAGATAAGGCTTTCCGAGGAAGGCAGTACGCTTGATTCTCTTTGGGGCGAGATGTCCGAACTTTGGCCGGAGTTCTTTGAACCGGATACGCACGAGCTTGAGCAGGTACAGACGCTTGTGAGCGCGCTCGACACCATAAAACCGTTCTATGAAAATCCGTTCTACGACGGTTCTTTCGGCATGGATATAGATACGGCGAGCTATGACCTTGCAATGCGCCTGTATGAAGAGTATTACGACATTCCGGAGCTCAAGACGCTGCGGCAGAAGATAGAGAAAGAATACCGCGACAGATACGACAAGCGCGTTGAAAAAATCAAGGAACAGGAAGCTGCTAAGCGTCATAAGCTTTCTGAGGAACTCATAAAGCAAAAGGCGCTCTATGAACAACGCACATTCGAGGATCGCCGCGAATGGCTGCGTAAGGATGCTATTGCAAAGAGTAAACGGAGCATTGAGAGAACTGCGAAGACTCTTAACAGGTTCCTGCAGAACCCGAACAAGACTCAGCATGTGCCCGAAGCTTTGCGCTCGGCCCTCGGAGAGTTCCTGGTATCTCTCGATGTCTACGGCAACAGTCAGTCGAAAGATGCATTTGAGTGGCGCAAATCTATGTTGGAGCTGCAGGGAGAATTGCGCAAAATGCAGCAGGGAAATGACCCTCAGTATCAGCAGTTCCTGGCAGACCTCGACCCGGATCTTATGCCGATGATGACAACGCTGCTTGAAGTGTATAAGGGCAGTTCCATAAAGGATATGGATGCGCAGGGGCTTGCCGAGCTTGAAACTGTTATGCAGCAGATAAAGGGCGGAATAACGAGAGCCAACGAATTGCTTGCAAACAGCCGATATGGAACGGTTCAGGCAATTGCCGACGCGAGCGTGCGCGAAATGGACAAGCGCAAAAGTTACAAGGACAAGGTGAAACTCGGATATAAGCAGCTGAATGTAAATATGCTTGACTCGTTCAGCTTCTTCCATCAGCTCGGACCGGCAGCAGAGACCGTTTTCAAATCCATTCGTTCCGGTTTCGATGAGCGGGTGGAAATGATTGATAATGCGAGCGAATTTATGCAGTCGATTGTCAGCCAGAAGGAAATACAGGACTGGGAGCACTCGAAGCATACCTTTAAGGTCGAGGGCGGGGAACTTACGCTGACGGTATCACAGATTATGGAACTGTATAATCTCTCAAAGCGTGAGCAGGCGCGGGATCATCTTCTGCTCGGCGGAATACGTCCTCTGGACACTTCAAGACAGGAGACAAAGGCGCGAATCAAGGAACAGTTCGGCAAGGGCGAAGAAACATATGCAAAGGCCGTGCAGGTGACAGTGAAAGACCTTGGAAAGATAATCGACTCTCTGACTCCGAAGCAGAAGCAGGTTGCAGAGAAAATGCAGGGCTTTTTGAGCGGGAATGTTGCTGATTGGGGCAACAAAGCGTCAATGACACTGTACGGCTATAGAAAGTTCACCGAAGAGCATTACTGGCCGATACAGGTCAACAAAAACTCCGTGCGAACGATGAACGCCGAAGACGGAACGGTTCAGACGCAAACTAACTTTTACAAGCTTGTCAACATCGGCGCGACAAAGAGCGTTCAGCGAAATGCAAGTAACGGACTGTTTATCCAGGGCGCGTTTGATACCTTTACAAAGCACATAACCGAAATGAGCGCATATTCAGCGTATGCCGTGCCCATTACAGATGCAATGAAGTGGTATAATGCCCTGAGCTTCGAGGAAAAGGACGACGGATATATAGCAATATCCGGCACAAAACAGTCTATTGAACGAGCGTTCGGCAACGACGGAAAGGCATATTTTGAAAAGTTTATACTTGATCTGAACGGCAGCTCGGACAGCAAAAATGCAGGGGGAGCGGGCGAGGAGTCACTGATACGAAACTTCAAGGTAGCCGCCGTCGGAGCAAATATGCGAGTTGCTATCCAACAGCCCACGGCATATTTGAGAGCAGCTGCTGTTATGGATCCTAAATATCTGCTCAAAGGACTTTTTTCGAAGCCCGCGAGCAAAGAGGCAATAGACAATTGCCCGATTGCAAAATGGAAAAGCTGGGGATTCTATGAGACGAGCATGGGCATAACGATGAAGCAGCTTATTACAGGACAGCAGACGGTTGTCGATAAGATTCGCGAAAAGTCTATGTGGTTGGCCGGAGTCGGCGATGAACTGACATGGGGAACACTGTGGAATGCGTGCAAGGCGGAAGTCCAAGACAAAACAGACCTTAAAGAGGGAACCGCAGAGTTTACACAGGCGGTCTCAGACAGGCTCAGTGAGGTGGTTGATAAAACTCAGGTCGTTGATTCAATACTTCACCGAAGCCAATTTATGCGCAGCACAAGCTCGTTCTCGAAGATGCTCAGCGCCTTTAAGGCAGAGCCTACGAAGTCCTATAATATGCTGCGCAATGCTTTGGTTGACTACAACAATGCGGAGCCCGGTCTAAAAAAGACGATGGCAAAAAAAATAGCACGCATTGCTGCGGTACATATAGCCACAAGTATCTTGACTGCCGGGATAGCCTCTATAGCGGATGCGTTCCGCCACGATGACGATGAGAAGAAATGGCTCGAACTTTATCTTGAGGCATTCGGAGGCAATCTGCTTGACGGAATAAATCCGTTTTCAGCTGTGCCGTATATCAGTGATATCATTTCGATTTTGTCCGGGTACTCTGCAAGCCGCATGGACATCGAGGGCATTGAAGAACTGATTCAGTCCTGCGAATCGTGGCAGAAGGTGTTCAGCGGCGAGAAGAAGCCGGACGTCTGGAAGCTGATGATGAGCAGCGCGAAAGGAATTTCAAAGGTCACCGGTTTGCCGATATCAAACACAATGCGAACTTTTGAGAGTCTGTATAATTTCTTCTCGCCCGACAACCTCGGCAGGGAGGCGAGCTCCACAGAATACAGAAAGTTATACAATTCGATTGCTGAGGGAAAATATCAGAAGCAGTATGATAAGCTCATCAAAAAAGGCTATACTCCGCAACAGCTTGAAAACGGCGTGAAGAACAATCTGATAAAATCCGAACCCAGAATTGCTCAGGCAGCGCAGGCGCGGGAGCGTGGAAATGTCTCGGAATATAAAAGAATATATGAAGAGCTGGTTTCTGAAGGATATCCTCCGAATGCGGTCATAAAAGCCATAAATAACTATATGACAATGCAGAAAGCCGCGGCACAAGCGAAAAGCAACGGAGACGACAGCGCACTCAGCGGCAAGCTCGAAGCTTTGCTCGAGAGCGGGTACGATGAAGATGAAGTGAACAGGATGATAGATGAGATTGCTGCAGAGCTTGATCCCGAAGCAGAACAGAAGGCGGCCGAGGAGAAAAAACTTTATGAGTATAAGGATCTGCAGAAGGCAGTGCAAAACTCCGACATCACATCTGCAAGCGAGATTGTCAAATATTTGCGAGAAAACGGCAAAGAGGATAAGACAATCCGCCAGGCATTGACAAAAGACCTCAAATCCGAGTATCAAGAAATGTACAAAAACAATGATGCAGAGGGAATGCGAAAAATGCGTCAGTTGCTTTATGAGCTGAACATAGGATATGACGATAAGACATTTCAGCGTTGGATACAAGATTTGTCAAAATGACAGCGAGGCGGGGAGAAATACTCTCCGCCTTTTGCTATACTTAAAACAGAGGTGAGACTGAATGGAGCATGTAGAGCACAGGATAAAGCTTGATCTTATGAAAGCCGGATTGCAGGGTCAGGTAATTGTGAAAAAGGCTGACTCGGACAGTCGAAAAATAAATATTTTCTTATCGTCGGCCGCAGGCCCGTACAATATGAAAGATATAACATCGGCAATTCTTCGGGCGGAAAAGCCGGACGGGAAAGTGATGTTTAACAGCTGCACCGTTTGCGAGGATAGGCTTGAGTACATTATCACAACACAGACTATCGCTGCGACAGGTACGGTGACATGTGAAATAACCTTAATGAGTAGTACCGGACAGGTGCTTGTAACGCCGCAATTTGAGATTATAGTTGCGGATATCATCTATTCCGACACTGAGATAGAATCAACAAATGAATACACCGCGCTGGAAGAAGCTATAAAAAAGGCAGCTGCGCTGAAAGACGGAACGACATTTACGCCCAGCGTCAGCGACGAAGGGGTTCTTTCATGGTCGAACTCGGACGGCAAGGAAAATCCCGCGGCGGTTAGCATAAAAGGACCGAAGGGCAATCCGGGCGACAAAGGCGATAAGGGTGACCCCGGTAAGAATGGTGCTGACGGAAGCACGGGCGCGGCGGGTGCTGATGGTGTAACACCACATATTGGTGAAAACGGCAACTGGTTTATCGGAAGCACAGATACAGGCAAGCCATCTCGCGGCGGTTCAACGGCCGAAGATATCAGCTATATGTTGTCAGAAGATATTCAGAACGATTTTCCGGAACTGGCCGAGCTCGAGTCTAACACGGTTAAGAACGGACTTGATGTTGCCATATATTATGCGTTTGCCGGTATGTTTGCAAAGTACATCCAGTGCGATGTTCAAAGCGCGACAGGTACGGTTCAATTTGATTTGCAGAATCTTTTTGATAATTCTATTATGCCGGCGTTGAAGGAGGCACATAAGCATGATAACAAGTCTGTTCTTGACTTAATATCAGCAACTGACGGCAAACTCCAATATAACGACTCCGATATTGGACTCAAAGGCGATAAGGGCGACAAGGGAGACACCGGCTCGGACGCAAATGTGACAAAAGTTAATGTTATTGCTGCACTCGGCTATACGCCGAAAGCAGTATCTGCGCAAGTCGCAACAGGCACAGAAATCACCCTTGCCGACAACACCGAGTACCGGCTTGCCGATGTCACGACATTGACGCTGACATATCCGACAAGTGATTTCGAGTCTTGGATGCGCCTGACCTTTGCCGAGAGCGGCAATATCACCGTCACTCTGCCTGCCGAGACAAAATATATCGGCACAGCGCCCGATTTCAAAAACGGCGAGACATGGGAACTCAGCTTCAAGGACAAGGTTCTGGCGGCTCAGAAGGTCGGTGAGGGCACTTGAACAGACGCAGATTTATATGGCAAAAGGCGCAAGCGCAGAGCGGACTGCCGAGCAGCTATACCGCAGTCGATTATTTGCAGTCCTCGGG